ATGTCTCTTAAGGAAAAGATGGAAGCTGCGGCAGAGCGACAGGATTTCATTAAATCTGTTGTAGGATCTCATAAGCATTCATTTAGACATAATGGGAAGGTGATTCCCAAATGATTGTTTCTGATATTATTGGTAGGGTTCAACGTCAGTTTGGTGATGAATCTTCAGTTCAATTAGAAGATACAGACATTATTCGTTGGATTAATGATGGTCAGAAAGATATTGTTGTTCAGAATGATTTGATGCAAACTACTGGAACTCTTCCTACAATTCCTGGTACTAATGAATACACTTTCCCTACTGATATGTTATCAATGCATGCTATGTACTATAGTAATGAACGTCTAAAATATATGTCTCGTCAAGAATATGATGAGTATGTGAATGTATCAGATCCTGATGAAATTTCTTCTGATAAGCCTATGTTTTATACTAAATGGGGTAATAAGTTCATTTTATACCCTAAGCCTAATGTTGTTGAAACCATTAAGCTTTTGTACCTTAAGCGACCTGCTGAAGTAGATGATCCTTCTGATTCTTTAGACCTTCCTGTAGAATATCATCCAAGAATTGTGGAGTTTTGTCTTAGACAAGCCTATGAAATGGATGAGGACTGGGATGCTTCTGCAGTTAAGGCTACTCAGTTTGATGCTGGATTATCTATTTTAAAGGAAAAAGAACAGAATCCAGTACAACAGTATTATCCTACTGTCACAGTATTACCGGATGATCAGTGGTGATGTAATGGGTGGCGAACCAATTCGTTTAGGTCCTTTTGTCGGAGGCATGAATACTCTCTCTGATCCGACAGCCTTACAGGATACTGAACTAGTAGATGCTTTGAATGTAGAACTTGATTTAGATGGATCTTATATTTCAAGACCTCCTTTTTTCACAGTTGCTAGTCCTGCTTCTGGTGGTCATGTTAAGCTTCTAGGTTATTATATTAGTGGAACTAGTTTATTACTTATTGGCATCAATTCTACAGGGCTATGGTATTTTAACTCAGGTGCTTGGACCTTTATTGCGGGTACAGGAACTTTAACCTCAACTGCAGTAGTTCAATATGACGATGCTCTTTGGATTGTTGCTACTCCTGGATCTACTGGTAATGGTGGACGATTAAATGGTACTGTCTTTACAGCTGTAGCTGCTATGCCTCGTGGTGGATCTGCTGTAGTACATAAAGAGCGTATGTATATTGTTCCAGGTCCTTCTATTACAGGTACTAACAGTACTTTACTTAGATTTTCCGACCCTGCTGATTTCAATACTTGGCCTGGTGGTAATTCTATCTTTATCAATAAGGGTGATGGTCAGAAACTTATTGATATTGCAGTTTACAATGATAATTTACTTCTTTTCAAAGAAGATAGTACTTATGTACTAGCTTTTGATATCTCACCTTCTGATGCTATTACTCGTAAGATTAACAGCAATATTGGAGTTTCTAGTAAAGACTGTGTTGTAGCATACGAGAACCAGTTGTATGTTCTTCACGAAAATAATGTCTATGAAGTAGTTAACTATGACTTTGCTAAGATTAATTCTAAGGTACCTTTAACCTATGACTCTACTGCTCCTGGTGGAGGTTGGTCTGATCCCTTCTTCTTAACATTACTAGGTGATAGATTAGTAGTTAAGTACTACGCTAAGCTCTATATTTTTGGATTGAAGACTAAAGTATGGACTAGATGGGATACTGAAACTTTAGGCGGTCGTTATATCGGACCTGCTATCCCTGTACCTATTAAAGATGAAGCAAATGCTATTCCTACATTCTTTATGAATTCTGCTGCTTTGAGTTCTGGTGCTGTCTATAGTTTTAGGGATGTTATTGATAGTTCAAATGCTGAAGATATTGCAGTTTCTATTAAGACTAAGAATTATGATTTTGGAGTTCCTCATCGTTATAAGAGATTATTTTGGTGGGGAGCAGATGTCTCAACTAAGAGTGATATTACTGGAACTGCTCAGCCCATAATTGTTAACTTCTCTGTTAACTGGGATCAGTTAGAAGATGGTGCTCCTGCTATTAACTGGGATACCCTAGCTACTTGGGATCAACCTCTTAATATGCCTATTGTTATTCAGACAGTTAGATTAGCTCAATCAGCTGTTAGAAAATTTGCTAAATTTAGGAAATCTCTTAGATTTAGACAAATTAACTTTGGTATTGAAATGTCATATGACGGTACTAATATCTCAGGTCCTGTTAGATTCTTCACACTTACTACTATTATTGGCACAAAAGAACACGTATCCAAGGACTTGACGTAGGAGGTATGCTTAAATTATGGCTGGATATGATGCTTATGCTGCTGGTTCTAAGGTTTATAATGGTGTGTCCTCTGCTCCTAATATGGGACCAGTCACTAATAATCTAGGCTATAAAACTAGAGATCTTAAATACAAAACCCGTAAGCGTAATAATGCCATTCTACGTAGAATGCAAGCTAGGCAGGGAAAGAATTATGCTTCTTCCGACAATTTAAGTAGTCCCTTAGGGAGAACAGTATGAGACCTAAAAAGAATTTACGAGAGTATTATTCTTGGGAAGCTATGAAAAATCGTTGTTCTAATCCTAGAAGTCCTAAATTTCTTGATTATGGTGGACGAGGTATCAAAGTTTGTGATAGATGGATGTTTTCATTTGAAAATTTCTTAGAAGATATGGGAGAACGTAAAGAGGGATTAACTTTAGATAGAATTAATAATGACGGGAATTATGAACCTGGTAATTGTAGATGGGCTACTAAAAAAGAACAACAACGTAATAAACGTACTAATAAGTTAACTGAGGATGATGTTAAGCATATTAGATTGGCCCCTGAAATTGTTTCTCAAACTATGCTGGCTGAGTTATATGGGGTTACTCAGTGGCATATTGGTAGGATCATTAATAACATTCAGTGGGAAGGAGTATAGTAACATGGCTGATATTGACTCTAGAGGTGCTTCTAATCGACAGGCACCTGCTACAGTTAAACGTGCTACTGCGGCACCTAGACCTAAATCAACTGTAAGCGGTCATCCTACGCAACGTCGTAGGGTAGTTTCAAAGCCTAAGGTTACAAGGACAGTTAAGAAAGTTAGTAGTAATAGAAACTACTCTAAGAATCAGGGACAGAGTCGAGTTAGGGCTGCCCAGAGGAGAAGTACTTCTAGAAAGACTTCAAGTAGTTCTACTCCTAAGCCTACTCAAGCAGTTGCTAAGAGAATTGTTCCACCATCGCCTCCGAAGCCTGTAGCTCCTGATATTAATAAATTCTTAGCTGGGGATTCAACTTATCAGCGACAGCTGGCAGATTTTGGTAAGTCTCTTTCAGATTTCCAAGCTGATCAGGGATTGGCTAGCACTGATTACACTACTAATTATGGTAATACTCGTCGTGATATTGGACTCGCTAAGACTGATGCCTCAGAAGGTCTTGAAGAAGATTATGCTTCTCGTGGTATGCTTAAGTCTGGTCTTTATAATGAAGCATTAGGAGAGCTTAACCAGCAGTATCAAAATCAGTATGTAGATCTTGATAAGCAGAAGACTTCTTTCATGGATCAGCTTGCTCAGGAGCTTAAAAAGTATCAGGGTGAGCAGGGTGTGCAGAAGGGTAATGCTTATGCAGATGCTGCACGCCGTAGAGCAGAAAAGTATAACTTATGAGTATTTGGGATACTATCAAGAATATGCTTCAGCCTGAAAATGAGGCTGTGGTACCTAACGATATTGGTCAGCAATTAAAACAGCGTCTAGGTAATATTCAGCAGAGGAAAAGTCCTCCTTATATTTCTACAGCACCTGCTGCTTTTCCAAAAAATGCTGCAGACATGATTAATCCTAATACTTTAAATCCTTATGCTTCTGGTAAATATAATGGAATGGGGCAGCAATCCCGCCCTTCTCAACAGGACCCTTTGCAGCAGATCATGCAGCAATTAACCCAACTGATGGGGGAGGGTCCTCCTGATATTCAGTTTAAGCAGATGGAAATGCCTACTTTTGATCCTAATAAGTTCAAGGGTCAGGCTACAGGGATTGTAAATGAGCAGTTCAATCCTATTATTAATGAGATTTTAGGACAGCAAAAAACTACTCAGGCTAGGGCTAAAACTAATCAGGGTATGGTTGGTGGTATTTACAATGAAATGGCTAACCAAATTGGTAAAGACGCTGCTGTAACTAGTAAGGGTTATGATCAGGCTCAAGCACAATCTCAAGGCCTTTATAAAGATGAACAAAGTAAGATCGCTGCTATGTATGCTGCAGATGCGGCTGCACAAAAAGCAGAGGCTAAGCGTTTAGGTACTGAAGCTTTTGGTACTCCTGATGCTTTAGCTGCTCAGAATGCAGATAAGAACTTTGCTCAGCAATTGGGTAGCCAGCAGATGCAATCCACTAATGCTGCTTTTGAACAGCAACAGCAGGCAGCTGGTCAGTATGATCAGGCTATGCAGGGTGCTGCAAGATCTGAAGGTGGAGAAGCTCAGAGAGATATTATTAGTCAGCTTGAAGATTATATGACTAGCTCTAATTCTAACTTAGCTGAAACTCGTTCACAGCAAGCTGGTTCTATTAATGACTTAATGATGCAACTCGCTCAGGGTACCTATGATCGAGATGTTCAAAACGCTCAGTTTGGTTATCAGCAGCAACGTGACTTTATTGGTGATCAGAACAATTTATATGATCGTGAATTAGAAATGAAAATGAACCAACTTAAAATGATGCAGGAAGCTACAGGAGCTAGTGGTTCAAGTAGTGCTGAAAAACTTAATCCTTGGCAGTCTGTTGCTCAATTCTCAGAGCAGTTACAGCCTGGTCAGGGTGATGATATTGTTGGTGCTTTAATGGGTGCTATGAATGAGCGTCCTGAGATCTTTGCTAGGTCTAAGGATGATCCAGTACCTATGACTCCTGCCCTATTTGCTAAGCTAATTGGCGATAGTCAATCTGCAGGTAGTTTAGACCAGAATTCATTAAGAATGGCAGCACAAGAGTTATACCGGTTACTTTACGGATCGTAGGGAATTATGACCTATGCTGAAGAATATGCTAGCCGACTGAATCGTATGAAGTTATTGAGTTCTCTAGGGATCTCAACTAAAACGATGAGTCGCCCTGCTAGTAAAACTGAATTAGCTAATTTGATTCTTCAAAGGGCCCGCTCTGATTTCAAACTCAGTGGGCCTATTGGTGTGCCTGAAACTAAAAAAGAAGATAAGAACATTCTAGATCGTGGTAAGTCTGTCGGTTTAGGTATTTTAGATATTCTCAGTCGGCCGTTATATGGTTTAGCAGAGGGTTTAGATACTGCAGTCAATGAAGGGGGTAATCCTTTAAAGGGAGCCTGGGAGGGTATCTCTGGTAAGGAAAAAACCTCCTTTATTGATGTGTCCCAAAATAGTAAGATTAGAAAAATTCGAGGTGAAGACGAATATAAGCGAATTGTCTCTGAGCGTGGAGAACAAGAGGGTGAGAATTATATTGCCCTCAGAACTAAGGATATTCAGTCAGGTTTAGCTAGTGATGTGGTCCCTGGATTAATTGGAGATTTGGCCTTAGATCCTCTTAATTTTGTTCCTGCAGGTATTGTAGCTAAGCCATTTACTGGTGCTAAGAGTTTGGTAAACACTTATAGAGGTTTAACAAAAGTTGAGGACCTGGGGGAGGCTGCCTTGGTTGGGGCTCGTCCTGGGGCAACCTCGCTTGCGGGAGAGGCTGTTGAGAGCCTGCCTTCTCAGTCTCAAAACCTCCCTCCAGCTTTTATCAAGTCAGAAGAAACGACATTATCTCCTTCATCTCAAAGAGATATTGACTGGGAAAGATTACAAGGAACTAAGCAACCTTTTCCTAAGGCTACTAGAGCTCCTTTTACTCTGCCTAAGAGACCTGATACTGCAAATATTGAGGGGGTTGATGTCCCTGCTCTTAAAGGTCAGGAGCAGAGATCTCTTATTGACACGATTAAATCAGAGCCTAAATTTGCAACTCTAGCTGATGTATTTAATAAAGATATTCGTCCTAAGGATTATGAGGGACTGACAAAAGCTCGTGTTGTAAATGAGACTGCACAAATTGTGGATCAAGCTGCAAAGTCAAACCCAGCTGCTATTGAGTTCTTATCTACATCTAAAGTGGGACAATTATCTCCTGTAGCTAGAAGTTCTGTGGACGATGCAGTAGATCGTGTTAGTCGTGAGATTAAAGAATCTATTGCTGATCCTGTTAAAGCTAGAGCCGCAGGTAAGCAGCCACGTCATCCTGTGTTTAATGCTCCTACTCAGACTAATTTAAGTAATAAGTTAACTACGG